TTTACAATCAAAAGTACGTTGGCATTTAGGTTATAACATAACTTCTATACCAGCTGGTGACCAAGCTCGATTAGAAGAAGCACTTAATAATGTTCAGGATTCTTTCTGGGTAAGCAAGATTGTAGAGCAAGTTAGTAGATGTGATGAAGCAGAAAAAAGAACTGATATGACAGGAAGTGTAAATAATAATAATGTTCCAAAAAATAGAATAGAAAGTATTCTTGGTGATGTTGATCGTACTGTTTCAACTTCTGACTTCAAACAGACTTTAAAAACTTGGACAGAAATTTATATTTATGAAACAGATAGATTAGCAATGCATCTTTATGTTCCTAACTATCGTAATCCAGAACAGGCAAGATATAGATTTAATAGAGAGGGTGCAGAATTTATACAAGCCTTACCAGGGCCAGCTGATGTAGCTGTAGGTACACGTTTATTCCTAGAAACAAATCATAGGTAAGAACATTTCCCCCTGTTATTCTTAAGAAAAGAATTGAAAATTTGCAATGGCAGTAACTTACTTTCAAGACACAATATTTTTTACAGATACGACGCTAACAGCACCGGGAGATGGTACAGTTTTACGAGTAGCATCAAATAATTTCTTTGCTACAAAGAGTTACACTTTGACAGTTACAGTCGCTGATATTGATACTAATGTAGTTGTTCGTTTAGATGGAAGTATTGATGGAACTAACTATGCTCCTATTATTGCTGCTCAAACTATTACTAACAATGGCACTTCTGTTTATAGTGTGGCGGATAGACCTGTAAAATTTGTAAAAGCTGTATTTGTGAGTGAGTCTGGTGGAGATAATTCTGCAACAGTATTATTTAATTTAGCTGCTTTATAAATGTCTGTTTTACCAAGAACACAACTTGGCTATACTTTAGGTATAAAAAGAGATAAAGATATTATTAGCCAAGGTGAAAAAATACCTGAAAATCCTTATCAGGAAAGTAGAGGCCGTACTAGAATGGCAGGTGACAGACGAGTTGATATCTTTACTGCAGAAAGGGATTTTCTAAAAGCACCAACTGTCAGAGGAGATTATTTACCTGATCGTTTTGTAGGTTCTATACCGGTATCTAGATTGGAGATTTCTGATGGCTAAAGGAAAAATGCCTCCACAGCTTCTTGAATATTTTAAAAATAAAAATAAAAAGAAAGAAGGTGGTGAAAAAATGACTGATAAAGAAAAACGTAAAGAGGCATTAGATATGGCTAGAGATGCTAAATCTAAAAAGATAAATAAAAAAGAAAAATAGCAAAAAAACCTTCCTATATAATTAAACTAAGTCTCCTTCAAAAGTAAACGTGTCAAGCAGTAGTTCAAACAAACAACCGTTAATGGTAGATAGACCAGCAACTTCTTCTACATTATGTACGGTTTCATCAGGTCAATCATTTTTAACTAGTTTATTACCAACATCGGTTGGTAATGCTACAAAAATATTTGATGTTGATTCATCTTTAACAGATACTTCTATTAGTGGAGCATATGTAGACGAAATATTTTTAAGATATACAAAGAGAGTTATAGAAACTATTGATGCTGTTAGCCCAACAGCAGGAACATATTCTGCAAATAGCACTACTTGCACAATTACAATATCAGGAGGACATAATTTAGAAATTGGTCAAAAGGTATTTTTAGATTTCACTTCATATAGTTCTGGCACTTCACCAAAAGATGATACTTTCACAGTATTAGACTCAACAAATATGTCACCTACAACTTTTGATGTAACCATACCCTCTGTAGGTGGGACAATAACAGGTAATGTTGATGTTTATTTACCTACCGATTTTTGTTTTTATCTTGTTAATACAGGCACAGTAACAAATGTCAATCAATTTTTCCCTTTATTCGTTGCTAGTGTTGATTCATCTCAACAAACTTTTAGTTTGACTGAAAATAAAATATTACCTTTAATTAATCATCCAACTGTTCAAGCAGGATCTAATTTTGTATCTGCTAATAACTCGGTATCTCCAAAACTAAGAGGTTTAATGTTAAGAAGAGGTCAGGCATTATATGTAGCTGCTAGTGGTGTTAGTGCTTTGACAAATGGATTTTTTTGTAACGTACAGGGTGGTTTCTATTAAATAAAATGGCATTCGAAATAAGAGATTTTAGTAAGTCATCAAATTTCGATTTCAAGAAAAAATTTAAAAATTTTGATAATAAACCGAAAGATTTAAGTATTTACCCAAGAGGATCTGACGGATATGAATTAGAAAGTGAAATAAAGTTTTATAATCAAGATTCTTTATGGACTAGATGGAGAAGAGGATATGAATTATATGTAATGATGCAAACAATATTAGGATCTACTTCTAAAGAAAGAGATAGAAGGGGAGACTATAGATTGTTTTTTACA